CCGGTCTGCATGCCAACAGTACGCAACAGGCTCTTGAGGCATGTGGGTTTAGCATTCGCACTCAAATCATTTGGGCAAAATCGAAATTTGTTATTGGGCGCGGGCACTATCACGTTCAGCATGAACCTTGCTGGTACGCAGTTCGCAATTCCGGTCATTGGCAAGGCGACCGGACACAATCAACACTTTGGTCAATTGAACATCGCAAATCTGAAACAGGTCATTCGACGCAAAAGCCTGTCGAGTGCATGAAGCGTCCGATCGAGAACAACTCCTCGCCCGGCCAGGCGGTCTACGATCCGTTTGTCGGCTCGGGCACGACGATCATCGCCGCGGAGATGACCGGGCGCGTTTGTCATGCGCTGGAGATCGCGCCGGCGTATTGCGATGTGACGGTCGAGCGGTGGCAGAATTTCACCGGGCGCAAGGCGGAGCGGCATGCGGCTGCCGTCTGATGCGACGTTTCGTTATGTGCGACTCGATCGGCTCGACGAGTTCATGCTGCTCGGCTGGCTGCCGGTGTCGGAACTAGGTCCGGTACACGGCTATTATTCATTGCTCGCAGCCTGGATCTGCGGGTGTCCGATGCGAGTGCCAGGTTAGGATCATCCATGCAGGGCAAAAAATTTGATCCGGACGAACAAACCCTCAAGACCATCGAGGGATTGGCTAAGATCCAATGCACGCAACAAGAGGCCGCGGCAGTCCTCGGCATAACGAAGAAGACCTTTATCGAGTTGATCAAGCGCGATCCGCTTGCATGTGAGAAATGGGAGAACGGCCAACAGAGTGGCAAAGCATCACTGCGTCGTAGCCAGTTCAAGATGGCAGAGACGAATGCCGCAATGGCGATCTGGCTCGGTAAGCAATACCTCGGGCAGCGCGAGCCGGTGCGGCTGTTTGACGGCGATGACGCCGGACAGGTAGTGCTCGGCAAGAAGGAACAGGCGCAGGTTGCCGCCGAACAGGCGCATAAAGGAAGCACGTGGAGCAGCCTGGTTCAGTAGGCTGGCGGTTTGCCTGTCCGGACTGGCAGGAGCGGCTGAAGGAAGGACGATCGCTCGTTCCCGATCTTCCACTGGACGAGGCTGCGGCGAACAGGGCAGTCGATATATTCAACATGCTGCGGCTACCGGATGTCGTCGGTCAGCCGCCTCTGGCCGAGGCTGCGGGTGAGTGGCATCGCGACATCGTGCGCGCGGTGTTCGGCTCGCTCGACAAGAAAGGCCACCGCAAGGTGCCTGAGTTGTTCGCGCTGGTGCCGAAGAAAAACGCGAAGACGACTGGCGGCGCTGCAATCATGCTGACGGCATTGCTGCTGAATAGGCGGCCGCGGGCTGAGTTTCTGTTTGTCGGGCCAACGCAGGAGGTGGCTGATCTTGCGTTTCAGCAGGCGGCCGGGATGATTGATGCTGATCCGGAAGGCTATCTGCAGAAGCGGTTTCTATTGCAGGAGCACATCAAGACCATCACCGATCGGCTCACCAAGTCGAAACTCAAGATCAAGACCTTCGACATGAAGGTTATGACCGGCGCGAAACCGGTGGGAGTGTTGGTCGACGAACTGCATCTCATGTCGAGCATGTCGTATGCGATGCGGGTGGTCGGGCAGATTCGTGGCGGCATGATCGCCAATCCTGAAGCATTCCTGATCTTCATCACGACGCAGAGCGACGTGCTGCCGGCCGGCGTATTCCGGCAGGAACTGGAATACGCGCGTGCCATTCGCGACGGGAAGCTGCAGAAAAGCCGGATGCTTCCGATGCTGTACGAATTTCCGGAAGCGATGCAGCGCGACGGTTCATGGCGCGACACGGCGAATTGGCGGATGGTGTTGCCGAACCTCGGGCGCTCTATCACGCTCGATCGGGTGATTGCCGACCACGACGAGGCGCGTGCCAAGGGCGAGGAGGAAACTCGCCGCTGGGCTTCGCAGCATCTCAACATCGAGATGGGCGTTGCCATGAAGGCCGATGGCTGGGCCGGAGCCGAGTTCTGGACCGATGCCGAGGACCCGGCACTTACGCTCGAGGAAATCCTGATCCGATCCGAGGTTGTTGTCGTCGGAATTGATGGCGGCGGGCTCGATGACTTGTTCGGTGTGTGTGTGCTCGGGCGTTGCCGCGAGACGCGCGACTGGCTCGCATGGACGCACTCCTGGTGTCATGAGAGCGTGCTCGAGCGGCGCAAGTCGATCGCATCGCGGCTGGAGGCGGCACAGGCCGATGGCGAGCTCACGATCGTCGAGCATGCGGTCGAGGACATCGAGGAAATCGTCGAGCTGATCGACGACATCAATAGGAAGAAACTGCTTGCGTGCGTGGCGGTCGATCCGGCCGGGATTGGCGAGTTTGTCGAGGCTCTGCGTGCCATCAAGATCACGCAGGAGGGCGACCAAGTCATAGGCGCGCCGCAGGGCTACGCGATGATGAACGCGATCAAGACCGCCGAGCGCAAAGTCGAGAATGGCACGCTGAAGCATGCGCCGAACAAGCTGATGGATTGGTGCGTCGGCAACGTGAAGATCGAGCCAACGGCCACGGCAATCCGCGCGACCAAGCAGAATGCGGGCGATGCCAAGATCGACCCGTGGATGGCACTGATGGACGCAGTGATCGTGATGGTGCGCGACCCGAAGCCGAAGGGCGCGCCGGAAGTCCGACTGTTTTTCGCCTGAACTGACCCAACCAAAGGACTCGTGCCATGATACGCCTGCTCCTGGCGGCGGCCGTGCTCGGCTTGCTGTCTGCTCCCGCATATGCCGACACCATCACGCTCGGCGGACAAATCTGGACGCTCGGTGGCACGCCGTTGGGGCTGGAATCAACACCGGCACCCACCGACAATCAGCCGCGCAACACGCCGTGCATCATCTGCGGGGCCAATCAGCCGCAGCAGAACCCGAACACGCTGAACAATTTCGGCTACAATGATTTTGGCAACACGGGCAACAACACCGACCTGGCGTTCTTCTCCAGCGGCATCGTGCGCGACCACCTCGCCGGCGACACGATCGGCACGGCGTACAAGGCGGGCTTCCTGCAGGCGTTTGACCCGGCGCTGACGTTCTCGATCGGGATCGACATGAACGACACCTCGCAGGCGCAGACGCTTGAGTCGTTCTTATTACTGAATATCACGACCCACACGGTGCTGGCGAGCTATTCGCCGGGACCGGGCGGGACGCTGTTGCCGAGCCTGCACAACGGGACGGGCTATCCCGACTACACGCTGACCGGGCTGACGCTCGACGGCATCAACGCTAATGACGACCTGCTGTTCTACGCCCGCATCTCGGGCGCGAACGATGGGCCGGATTCGTTCTTCTTCCAAGCACAGGCCGTTCCCGGTCCCGTCGTCGGCGCGGGTATTCCGGGTCTGATCATGGCGTGTGGCGGCCTGCTTGCCCTTGCACGCCGGCGGATGAGGCGCGCGTGAAGATCATCCTCGCCATTGTCCTGCTGCTGGTCCCTTTTGAGGCAGCCGCTCAAGGCTGGGCACCACCATTCTGCACAGGCCCCAACCGGGCGCTGCAATACAATCAGCAGGGATGGCTGTGCGTCACCATCACGGCAACCACCACGCTCCCGGCCCAGCCGCCACCGTCCCAGTGCATCACCTCGCACTGGGACGGCACCAAATGGAATTGTGTTCCGACAGAAACCCTCACAACGGATGCCGTTCCACAAAACTATCGCCGGTAAAACACCGCGGCAGTATTACCGCGATTACTACTGGGCCAACCGCGACGAGATTGTCCGGCGCCTGCGCGAGCGCACGCAGGCCAAAGCCGCGAAGACTCGCAATCAGGTCGAGGCTTCATTCACGGGCCAGCGCTTCGGCGCCCTGGTGACGCTCTATCCGCTGGTGCGAACGAATAAGCATCTCGGTGGCTGGTGGCTGTGCCGCTGCGATTGCGGCGGCGAGATCGAGGCGTGGACCTACAAGCTCAAGCGCGGCGTCAAGACCAGTTGCGGTTGCCACATCCACGCGCGCGCCAAGCGCGCGGCACACTGAGGTCATTCCATGCTCAACCGGGCTTAC